AAGCTATAAATTAATTTCTTTATCGGATATATAATCGCTGCTCTAAATACACCGTCACTATGCTCTTTAAAGTGAACTGTTTGTGATGTGGTCACTGTCGCACTTGTCACAGTAATTCTATCCATGTAGGATATTCTTTCTTCGTTTAAACAAGAAATTCTAGTGGTGCCTAATCTTTCCATGCTCCACTCCTTAAACTGTGTGTCTTTGTTCATTGACTGAAGAACCATCCTAGTGGCCTTTCTATTGATAAAGCACCATCCACTACCTCCACAATTCTTGCAGTCTGACAATCCTTGATTGTCAGCAACATTTCTACAAGGACACTTAATTGCTCTATCCAGCAACACGTCATATCCTTTCTGCCAGATAATTGCATCAAAATCGCTCTTAGCTAGATCGACTCTAGCCTTTCCTTGTGTGTTGACTGGAGTGGCTTGAATATAGCTGTTTCCTGATAGATTGTCCATGTTGTAATTTTTTACAGCACTCCGAAAACTATTCCGTCGTACTTCTCTTTTAGATCGACCTTAGCTTGTTTTAGATCCGTCAAGTATCCAGTTATTCTAGCACCGTACCCAGCATTTGTTGCTGATGATGTTGTTGAAATGCTTTGACTGAGTCCATCAATCCCTATTGATTGTGAGGCGATACCTGCACCTAAAATTATGTCTCCTAACTGGTGAAACACGTTAATTGCAGCGAGCTTTCCTACAGCGTCGATGATATCTTCTGGTACATTTTCAAACGATGTACAGTATTTTATTGTCCAATAATTAGGTACCGTTTTTTGACCAAACCATCCTAATTGTGGAGAAATTCCGCTATACACTACACTATTACTTTTTGCAGCACCAGTCGTAGGTATTAGATAAATCGCTCTATGATATCCTCCTTCGTCAGTGGTTCTCTTTGCAGACAGCCATTCTGGTGGAAATTCTATTTGCTGAACGTTGCCTATAAATCCTGTCAATGAATGTGCTTTTATTACAGGAAAGCTAGTTGGTATAAATCCCCAACTCTTATAGTCATTTATGTGATAACTTAGTGACTCTTCAATCACTTGTTTTTTTAACTTTGAATTGATCAGTCCTTCGATAGACTTAGTTGCAGACTGAATGTAAAAGTTAAGAGACTCCTCACTCATTACATTGCCTCCTTGATCAATGATTGGTATGCCAAAGAAATAACGATTCGTCAATTCACTTGGTGAAATTAACGAATCGTTTTTATTTGACCGAACTAGATATTTTAATGTAGCCATTAAATTTGTTCTTAGTGCAATTTCTGGATTACAAATTCGATTAAGGCAGGCTTTCCTTCTTTACCTTTAAATTCTTCTTTTTCAAACTCCTCCTCTTCTATTCCTGCGTCTTTAAGAATTTGACGAATTTCAGACATAGATTTGTGATCTAATGATTGACGTACCTCATCTAACTGATCTTTGCTTTCCTCTTCTACAGATTCTTGGATAGCGTTTTCAACTTTTGGAGTTGAAGCGATGTCTGTTTCTGGTGTGTCTGTTTCTGGTGTGTCTGTTTCTGGTGTGCTCGATCCTTGATCTGACACTAGTGTTAATGATGGAGAGATTTTACATAAGTGATCAGCTACTGACTGCTCTACTTCAGCTACACCTTTCTCGTCAAAGCTAATTTGTCCGAAGGGTGTGCTTCTTGATTTTGCTCTTTCATCAATCTTGTTGGATTTAATAAATGCCATTGTTTACAGTTTTTAAGTTAGATCTAAATATACATAAAATTAAACAATAAAACCCGATCTATTTTAGATCGGGTTTTGAATAGTGTTGATTGGCGATTAAAATTCTCTACCAATATTTATATATCTGACCATTTTACTTGGTGCGTACACGATAGGAGTACCATACAATAGTACCATAAATCTATCGGCTGGACTCAACTTAGCAAGTGGCATTTTCATTAAAGGTGCCAATTGTTTAAATTCAATCACGTCAGTGTCTGCTTGCAATAGTAAACTGTCTTGTGTTCCTGGAAGGTATCTGTTTCTATCTCTTACGATACCTGCAGCTCCACCATCAACTCCGTTAGCAAGAGATCCTCTCTTAACGTCGTTTCCTGTCGCTGGAATTACTATGATAGGAGACATTGGTGTGTTAGCAAATGCTGTTCCTGGATTGACTTTTGATCTAAATATGATGTAAGCGTTTGGTTGATAAGGACCTGCTGTTGCAGCAAATTTGAGATCGACTGAGTCGTCATTGTTTGCAACTGTTACAGTGCCTCCAATTTGAGCGATTGCTGATTCACCATATCTGTTCATTGCAGCTACTCCATAGAAGTAATCTCCTTTCCCATCAGCAAACTTACTTGATCCATCTGAAGTAATTACTGTTGCTGGAGCTGTTCCGTCAGCAGTAGGTGCACTAGGTGCTTTTGGCGATGTTGCGTTTGCACTTGGAAGCTTTGCTGGAGATTTTGCAGCGAAAATATCGTATTCAAACTCTATCTTCCCGTACATAGACTGGAAGTTGCTCATGTGCTGTCCAGAAGTTGTGTTGGTGTTGTTCGCACCACCTCCAAGCATAACACGTTGCTTGTCATAAAATCCTGTAGCGAAATCAGAAAGTACAACTGGAGGAGCCACTAACAAGTCTGCTTGTGCAAATTTGTTCAATAGTGTTTGAGACCCTCTCTCAAGATCGGTTTGTTTTAGTGTCTTGCCACGTAAGTCGATCACTAAATCAGAGTCCATATACTCGTCTAGGTTTGCGTACTGATCGTTGTTCATATGCTGTGCATATAGACCATTCCACTCTTGACCTACGACCTCTGAGTCTCCGTGAAATAAGGCTCTGTCTGCTTTTCTCAAGATCCACATAATTCCGTTTGTAGTCTCTCTCTGAATAACAGATCCGATGTTAGTGTTCACTAACTGCATTTGGTGAGTCACAGACTTCGTTACGCCTAAGTACTTGACGTGCTCAGCCTTACGTATGTAATTAGAGTCTTCTTCTTCGGGCAGTTCGCCTTCGTTGTTGAATCCTCCACGATCGGTACCGTAGCTAGTTAATTGATTATACTCTTCAACTGTGTTGAATGCAGCACTTTTAGGAAAGCGTTTCCAAAAACGAATATCACTTTCTTTGAAGGTGATAAGTTTTAAAGAGCTTTCGAGGCTTTCTGTTTTTAGTGCTCCACCACTTGACTGATCTCCAGTTAAATCACCACCTTGCAGTTGTCCTGCTTCAAGTGCTTTGTTTAACTCACTAAGTTGTTCAGTGCTTAGGTTAGCTTGATTCATTGCTGAATCACCAAAACCAGAACCGTGCTGATAGTCTGCAAGATTTACTGACATGTTTTCCATTGGTAATTTGTTTTATTAAAGTTTTTGCTTCCAATCATTCAGTTAATTTATACAGTCTTTAATATTTTTGATAAAGGTACTCTTATTTGGTTAGTGCGTACCCTAAATCTTTTGCTTTTTGAATTAAGCCCTTACTTACGTGACCTGCTTGTTCAAAAGCCATGATCTCACTAGCAGTTCTCTGATCAGTAATTCCTTCATCTCCTGTAATTGACTTAGTCAATAAATCACAAATTTGTCTTTTGTGTCGAGAGATGCTTAACTGATCTTCTTGTGCTCCTTTTTTTATGTCACCGTCTCCAAAGCTTTTTTCCACATACGATTGTGTGGTTATGCTTTTTCTTCCCTGAGGCTCTTTCTCTAGGTTAGTGATTCTTTTAAAAAGTTCAGCGTTTTGGTCTGTCATCGACTTAGTCAATGTTCCAACTGCTTGAAACTTCTTATCAATTTCTGACTTGAATCCACTAATTTCACCTTTTAGAAGTTCACCAATTCCTTTCAACAATACGTTGTCTGACTGTGTAGGAGTTTCTGTTTCAATTGACTTTTGAATCTCTGGCTCTGGATCTTTCTTTGACGGCGTCTTTACTTCTAGCGCTTTTGACAATTCTTCAATTGTCAATCTTGCCTTTACTAAAGCAGCGTCTCTATGATCTACATCTTCTTCTTCTTCAGTCTCTTCATCTTCAGTAGCTGAAGATTGAGCGTGTTCTTGTTTAGACTCTTTAACAGAAACCTCTTCTTCTTGGTCAGCAGACTCTTGCGATTGTTGTGCTGCTGGCATTTCAGTTCCTTCTGGCGTTTGTTTCGCCTCAGGTTCTTGGAGCTCTAATATTTCAAGTGCTTTCTGAATAGCCTCTTCAGACACGAACCCTTCTTTTTGTTTATTCTCTTCTGACATAATTAATGATTTTTCAATTTTGTAAGTTAATTCGTACATCTTTTGTGCACCTCTTATAGAAATCGAGGGTAACTTTCTGAAAACTTTATCAAAGAACTTGGCTTTACTAAAAGTTTTT